GTTCGATGCCGCATCCCTCTACCAAATCCTTGGCAAGACATATCCTGTAAAGTCTCTTCCCTCTGCCAGTATTGGGGAGAAGTTTGTCAAGAAAGAGTACAAGTACCTCAACAGCTTTCAAGAGATTGTGTATGCTGGTGAGCTTGATGATGCTGGTAAGAAGGCGGCAGAGGTTCTGTATGGGGCTTTCCCTCAGAAGTTCTGGTATGTCCCTATGTCCCAGCACAAGGATGCCAATGAGTTCCTCACGGCTGGCGCAGGGGAGGCACTCAAGTGGGCTGCGGTCAAACCCCAACGCTACACCCCTGATAACTTCTTCTGTTCGTCCTTGGATGTAGAGAAGGCAATCCTCACTGAGAACCCCTACGAGTATGTTCCCACGGGTCACTCAGGCATCGACGAGAAGTGCAGGGGTCTGGTCAAGGGTGGCATCACCTTCATCAAGGCACCACGAGGCACAGGCAAGACTGAGGTGATCCGTTACTTCGAGACTGCTATGCTGCGTGATCCTGACGAGCGTATCGCCCTCCTGCACATGGAAGAGATGAAGTCTACTACCTACCGTGCAATGGCTACGTATGAGTTGGGTGTTAATGTACGTACAAAGGACGATGCTGCATATAACGCTATCTCTGAGCAGGACGTGATTGAGGCTGCTATCAAGGCAACCAAGGGTGAGCGTACCATCATCTTCGAGATGCGCCTGCACGACGACCCTATGAAGCTGCTGGACTATGTACGTCTTGCTACCTCAGTGTATGGTGCTGGCTTCATCTTCATCGACCACGTTCAGCGTCTCGCCTACCTATCCTCTGCTGGTGTCGATGGTGCTACTTCCTTGCTCACTGCACTCGGCTCCCAGATGGCACAGCTTGCCAAGGAGTTGAACATTGGTGTGATCTTCATCTCACAGGTGAACGAGGATGGTCGGACCAAGTATGCTGCTGCCTTGGAAGAAGAGGCAATCATCTGCATCAAGATTGAGCGTGACGTTGAGAACGAGGATGAGGTGGAGCAGAACACTACCTACTTCCACGTTGACAAGAACAGACCGTTTGCTAAACTTGGCTCAGCGGGTTCCCTCTTCTGGGATTCTGAAACAACACTGCTTCGAGAGGGCTTCTAATGATTGTGTTTGACGTGGAGACTGATGGGTTCCTTGACAAGGCCACGAAGGTCCACGTTCTGTCTTGGACACGTGACGGCAAGGTCTTCAACTCTACCTGTTCCTACAAGGACATGCGTGACCTTCTTGAGGAGGAGACGATCTTGATTGGTCACAACATCTGTAGGTTCGATGTTCTTGTCCTAGAGAAAATCCTTGGCATCAAGATCACAGCCAAGCTCTACGACACTCTACCCATGTCTTGGGTTATGTATCCCCAGCGTCAACTCCACGGGCTTGAGTCCTTTGGGGAAGACTTCGGTGTGCCTAAGCCTGTAGTCACTGACTGGGAAGGGCTGTCCTACGAGGAGTACAAGCATCGCTGTGAGGAAGATGTGAAGATCAACTGGCTCCTCTGGAAAGACCTCATCAAGCGTTTCAAGATGGTCTACGGCAACGACAAGGAGGGCATGGATCGCTTCTTCCAGTACCTCACCTTCAAGATGAAGTCTGCTGCTATGGCTGAACAGGCTGGCTGGCGCATCAACAAGGAGCTTGTCGAGAAGTCTGTGGCTACCTTGGAGAAGGCCCAAGAGGAGAAGGTCGAGGAACTGCGTCAGGTGATGCCTGCTGTGGCCAAGTATGCTGTCAAGTCCAAGCCCAAGCAGATGACCAAGAAGGATGGCACCCACACCAAGGCTGCTATTGAGTGGTTCAACATGCTTGAGGAGAATGGCCTACCCCTCTTCCACGAGGATGATGTCCGCATTATCAAGAGCTACGAACCACCAAACCCTAACTCATCAGATCAGGTCAAGGACTGGCTCTTCTCCCTTGGCTGGCAACCCTGCACCCATGACTACAAGAAGAACGACGATGGCACTGAACGGCTTGTCCCTCAGGTCCGCAAGGATGGTGAGCTTGCACCCTCAGTCAAACTTCTGATTGAAGAGCATCCGGGTGTTGGCCTGCTTGATGGTCTGACTGTGATCCAGCACCGCAAGTCTATCTTCGAGGGTATGCTTGAGTCTGAGATCAATGGCTACGTGAAGGCTGAGATTGCTGGCCTGACGAATACTCTGCGCTTCAAGCACAAGAAGCCTCTGGTCAATCTTCCGGGGGTGGACAAGCCTTGGGGTAAGGAGATACGTGGCGCTCTGATTGCTGACGAGGGGGGACTACTATGCGGTGCTGACATGGTGTCTCTTGAGGCTACCACCAAGCGCCACTTCATCTACCCCTACGACCCTGACTACGTTGCTGAAATGTCTGTGCCGGGATTTGACGAACACCTCGACCTTGCAGTACGTGCAGGCTACATCACCAGTGAGGACTACGACTTCTACACACGGGCTGACGAGGACACTGTGAACGACAAGGACAGGTTCAAGTCAATCAAGAAGACCCGCAAGAAGTTCAAGCCTGTCAACTATTCTGCCGTGTATGGTGTTGGTGCTCCGAAGCTGTCCCGTACTACTGGCATGTCTCAGGCAGAGGCCAAGGTTCTCTTGGAAGCATACTGGGATCGCAACTGGGCAGTCCGACAGTTCGCCAAAGATCAGACAGTCAAGACAGTCAATGGTCAGATGTGGGTGAAGAACCCCGTCAATGGTTTCTGGTACACTCTTCGCTACGAGAAGGACATCTTCTCAACCCTCAACCAAGGCACAGGTGCATACTGCTTTGACCAGTGGGTTGCACACTACCTGACCAAGCGACCTAACATTGTCGGACAGTTCCACGACGAGAGCATCAACAGGGTCAAGCGTGGCGAAGAGAAGGAGCATGAGTCGGTACTGCGTTGGGCAATCAACAAGGTCAACGAGAAGCTCAAGCTCAACATTAAGCTTGATATTGATGTACAGTACGGAGAAAGGTACTCAGATGTCCACTAACCCTACGAAGTACCTAGAAGAGTTAGGTGCTTTACTTGAAGAGCATTTCGATGAAGAGGTCTACACCAGTACACTAGTAGCAGAAGGCAAGACATACTTGAGAGGTAGCCTTGACGATCTGTTCTTTGCAACTCAGTACGATCCGAAGGTACCAGTAAAGGTTCTGGCAGACAACATCATCAAGAAGATCGAAAGAGAAAGAGAAAGAAAGAGGGCCGACTAAGAGGGAAAAGAAAAACGTAAAGGTGGCTGGCGAGAAATAGTTCTTGCTACCCTACCTAAAAACCTGATACAATTCTGCTTACAGAAAACAAGGAGCCGCACATGGCAAAGACTAGAATGGTTGTACTCAAAGGTTATGCTAATTGGGCTAAAATCTTTGAACAGAATCGTGACCTCACTGGTTTCGATAATCAACTGGCTGACAAGGGTGGACAGTGTACCCTTGATATTGATCTCGACAAAGAGAACCTCGCAAAGCTCCGTCAGGCTGGCTACAAGCACGGTGGAAACCCTAGCCCGGACAACGAGGGACACTTCCGTGTTCGTCTGAAGCGCAAGTGGGAAGAGCAGTATGGTGGTGGCGCACCCAAAGTCTTCAAGGCAGATGGAACCACTTGGGACTTCCATGAGGATGGCGAAGTTGGTAATGGTTCAGTTGTGTCAGTCATCGCACAAGTCTACGACACTAACTACAAAGGCATTATCGGTTGTCGTCTTGAAGAAGTTAAGGTCGATGAGCACAAGGCGTATGTCACCAGTCGTATGACCTTCGGTAATCCCGCAAGTGTGAGGGAAGATGACAGCGCCCCGAAGGACAGCAAACCCAAAGCTAAGGCTAAGGCTGAGCTGGACGACGAGATTCCGTTTTGAAGAGTAAATCCTTAGACACCATCGTAGAGGACATCTACAGGGTGATCGAAGGGAAAGGGGGTTGGGATGCGACTGTCACAGAGTTTCTCTCAACCTCCATCGCTAATGTCGCAGAGGCTAGGTTTTCTCAGGAGCAAGTACCTCGGAATTACCTCAGCCTCTCCGGCCTTGGTTCCCCTTGTGATCGCAAGTTGTGGTACAAGATCAATCTCTCTGAAAAGTCGGAGCCACTAAAAGCAGAAGCCCTTGGTACCTTTTTCTATGGTGACCTGCTTGAAGCCCTCGTTCTGTCTCTTGCAAAGGCGGCAGGACACACTGTTGAGGGTATGCAGGACAGAGTAAATGTGTTTGGTATCTCAGGTTCTCGTGACGCCGTGATTGATGGGGTTACTGTTGATGTGAAGTCTGCCTCTAAGTATGGCTTCGAGAAGTTTCGCAATCACAATCTCCGTGAGGACGATCCCTTCGGCTACATCAGTCAGCTTAGTTCCTATGTCTACGCAGGAAAAACTGACCCCTTGGTCAAAAACAAGACTGAGGGTGCCTTCTTAGTAGTACAGAAGGACAGGTTCAAACTCTGCCTCGACAAGTATGACTTCACCGAGGAGATTGCCAAGAAGGAGGAAGAGGTTGCAAGAGTCAAGAAGCTGGTTGCTGGACCAATTCCAGAAGATCGTATCCCACCTGTCCCTCAGTCTAAGACATCTGAGAACACGGTACTATCTACAACTTGTGGATACTGCGACTTTAGGAAGGTCTGTTGGCCAGAAGCCAGAACTTTTCTATACTCTACCGGGCCTGTCTACATGGTGGATGTCGTCAATGAACCTCGCGTAACGGAGTGGATTGAGTGAGAAAGAAGGTATCCCCAGAGGCTAGGGGGTATCGTTCAGGGCTAGAAGGGAAGGTTGCACAGCAGCTAGAGACGTTGGGGATCAAGGTTGAGTATGAAGCCTACAAAATCCCCTACGTCATCCCTGAAAGCTCACACAAGTATACCCCAGACTTCGTTCTTCCTAACGGCATCATCATTGAAACCAAAGGGAGGTTCGTACTCGCAGACAGAAAGAAGCACCTACTCTTGCAGTCCCAGAGGCCAGAGCTAGATATCCGGTTTGTGTTCTCTAACAGTTCTGCCAAGATCAATAAGGGATCATCCACTTCCTATGCTGACTGGTGTATCAAGCATGGCTTCATCTTCGCAGACAAACTTATCCCAGAGTCTTGGGTCTCAGAGAAA